AAAGGTGTTTACTTCTGCGGAACAATGCGTTAAAGTTTAATCTCGCTTCACTTTTAATAACGTAAATAAAGGAAATACTGATATGAAATATATCGAATTTAAGTATCACTCAGATCAAAACGGCAGAGCCCACATCTACACAATGGACAACGGTATTGAGTTCGTTGAATGGTTTGACGGTAAGTTGTACGCATATAGCGGTTCAAAGTTACTTCCTCATGCTGAGACCTTAAAAATTAAACAAGCTATCTGGGCTCAGAATCGACAAAAACTTGAAATGGCTAGTATAGAACAAGATCTCGCAATAGAAAGGAACACTTAAAAATATTTTCATAAACTGGTTTACTTTTACAGTAAACTGGTTTATAGTTGTAAACAGTAGTACTCAATAACCACTTAATAAAGGAAATAAATTATGCAAGTTCTTGATATTCAACTCCAGAAGTTAGACGAAATCGGTTTACTCAGCGACAAAATTGCCGCAGACAAAGAGCAACTCGACGCTATGAAAGACGTATTCAAAAACGCAGGTGAAGGTAAATACGAAGGTAGCTTGTATTCCGGTACTGTATATTTGTCTGCACGTGATAGTGTTGACTATAACGCAATCTTGGCTGAAATGGGTGTTGTAGTTCCAAAAGAGTTACTAGCTAAACACACTAAGCAGTCGGTCTCCATCAACATGAAGATTTCTCGTCGCAAAGGTAAATAAGAAAAGAGTCAAGGGTTATGAAAATAATCCTTGACTTTTGTTTTCAACTGGTTTAAAGTTTAATCAGTAGTTCAATCAACCCATTAATAAAGGAAATAACATGACTGAAGTTTTAACATTCCCAGAAGCAGTATCCTCAGCAACAAAGTTTGAACAGTTGTCTGAAAAATATCAACTCATCGATACAAAAGACGTAGTCAACACAATGCGTGATAATGGTTTTGTTGTTACTCAAACTTTTAACCTCAAACCACGCAAACGTGACCCACGTGTTGTAAAGCATTTAATCCGCATGCGTCATCGTTCATTGTTGGACTCTGTAAACGGTTCTATCCCAGAAATCATTGTAATCAACTCTCACGATGGTTCAACAACTCTGCGTATGGAATGCGGTATTTACAGAATGGTTTGCGCAAACGGTTTAATTGTTAAATCAAGCACTGCTTATTCTGCACGTATCCGTCATATTAATGTAACTCCAGAAATTGTTGTTGCTGAGTCAATGAATGTAATTGGCTCTGCTCAGGAGTCTGCTAGACGGGTTGAACTGTTCATGAACAAAATCATCTCCCCAATTGAACAGAAACAGTTCGCTATGCGTGCGATAGAAATGCGTGGGATGAATGTTGATGCTGAGCAGGTGTTGCGCCCACGTCGTAGCGAAGATGTAGGTAACGACCTCTGGAGAGTATTCAACCGCATTCAAGAGAACGTAATGAAAGGTGGTCTTGAGGGTTTATCAGAATCAGGAAGACGTATCCGTACGCAAGGTTTAAACAGTATGGGTCCTGTATTCCGCACGAATGTAAACCTCTGGGCTATGGCTGAAGAGTATCTGTAAAAATATTTGCCTGAGGTGGTTGTTTTTTAAAATTACTTCAGGCAAACTTTAATTTCAATAATTTAATAAAGGAAATAACAAATGAATGTATTCTTTTTAAGTCGTAGTTCAATCATAGCTGCTCAATCTCACGCTGATATTCACGTCGGTAAAATGTTACTTGAAGCTTGCCAACTCTTGTCTACAGCACACCACGAGCACGGCAATGGTGATAAAGTGACTTACTTACCTACTCATAAGAATCATCCCTGCGCAGTGTGGGTTCGCTCCTCTAAGACACATTATATGTATGTTGCTGAGTTGGCTAAAAACCTTGCTCAAGAATATCGTAATCTTTTCCGTACGACGCAAGCAAGCGAACTTATTTTAGAAGCTGAATTAATGATGCCTACACCTGAGTTAAAAACAATGAAATGGTCTGACCCACCGCAATGTATGCCTGATGAGTTTAAAGACGCTGATGTTGTTGAAGCATATCAAAAGTATTATGCGAGCAAGGCATCTGATATGAAAATGATTTGGAACGGCATTGAAGATAATTCTCCGTGGTGGTTCATTATTAATCGCAACAATTACTTAGCCTCGAAAGGTTTGTATGTTAAGCAAATTCAAACGCAAGAATCCATACATTGATGTGCCTGCAACCAGCGAAATATTATCTTGGGTAATCTTATTTATCTTTTCAATCTGGCTCGCATTCTGGGGCTTTAATTTATTAGTGAGGAATATATGAATCAATCAATAGACATTAAAGACGTTGTTCAACCACGAGTAAACGAAATCATTGATCAATGGAAAGTTTACACATGGGACAATTTAATCGACGCTTTGAATCATGCAGTGGTGTCTGACGAATTCAAAGAGGAATTTAACAAGACTTTTTTAGAAGACGGAGATAAAATAACTTCATTGTTACAAGTGCTCACATATGGTCGTCAAGAGAAGCTGGCAACCATACAAGCTGTGAATGAATATGCTTCTTTGTTTGCGGGACAATTCGATGATAGATTATAGACTACCAGAAAACCGGAGAGAGTATTTCAAGTCTCTTTACAACTTAAACCTCGTATTCAAGGTTCATCCAGGACTTGTATATTTATACATGCCCGAACTTAAAAAGTATTACAACTGGTCTGATGAGACTGCTTTGTGGTTTGCTACGCTCAATGGTCACACGCAGAACCCAATCACTTCAATGCGGTTATTAGAAATTATGCCCGCAATACCGCAAAGCGAAGCTGAATGGGTAATGGCGGAAAAACACTTCTTTGAGCAATGGGAAACGCTGAGTTTCGACACTGACCGCAACAAACAAAAGAAAGATACTTTTAAAGGTTTAAGGTCTTATGCTCGGTTAGTTCAAGACCACGGTAATCAAGTTGAGCTGTGGTCTAAGAAAAGAACTTATGCTGAACTCTGGGAAAGGGCAAATAGCATAGCGCACTTCGGTCGGCTCTCAACCTTCTCATACCTAGAGTATGTCAAAATTTTTGGTTATGGGGCTGACTGTTCAACTCTCATGTTTGATGACCTCGACGGCTCTCGTTCGCATCGCAACGGTATGTTCTTTTTATTGGGTGATGATAAATTAGTTTTTGATAAACGGCAACCCGACTCTCATAATGGAAAATATGTTGATTTAAAAGCAACAGCCGAAGCATTAGAACTTGAAGCATCAAGCCTTTTAAAAGAGTTTCAAGATGAATACGGTTATCATCCGCACATCAGCAAGTTTACCCTTGAGTCATGCTTGTGTCAATTTAAAAATGGTTTCTTTTCTAGACGTTATCCAGGTATTTACGCAGACATGGCATGGAAGCGTATTGAATGGTATGACAAACGAGGGTTCAGCAAGGTGACTAATATCTTTAAAGAGATAAGAAGGAAAAACTTGCCTGAATGGTTACGTGAAGAATGCGAGAAAGAGCGCATACCTGAGAAAGAAAAAGCAGCCATGTTCGCTGAAACAGGCAGACCATTTAGAGCATATTGGATACTGGAGAAGATATGAACATCATCTTATGTTTGCGAGGAACAAGTGGCTCAGGCAAAACAACTATCGCACGCTCATTCATAGAAAAGTATCCGCACAACCCAATCGTCAGTGCAAATAAAAAGATTTGGGGATATGAAATAAACTTGTCTTCAGAAAAGATATCATCTCCTCTTTATGTTATCGGCTCGTATGAAACAACGTGCGGTGGTTGCGATGGGATTAATACGCAAAAAGAAATTGCTGATAGAGCTCTTGAAGCTCGTGGCTATGGAGGTCATGTGTTGATTGAAGGGCTTTTACTTGCGCACGCAGGACCAAAAGCAATCACAACAACTATGCTTAAAGAAACCAACGCATATGTGCTCGGTTACGTTGATACCCCTCTTGACGTCTGCCTTGATCGTGTTCAAAAGAGAAGAATCGCACGTGGTGACTTGCGCCCATTTAACCCCGACAATACAATAAGCAAACACACAGGAGCACACCGCACCTGTATCAACATGCACAATATTGGTATTCCCGTACGCACGATAGATCATACTGACGCATTTAACAAAACTTTGGAGATATATCGTGACTACGACGCAATGTGACTATTCTGATTTAATAATGTTTGTAACCCGACGTGAAATGCTGCGTATAGCCAAAGAAGCTGGGCATCGCGAAATCATCGGTGACCCAATTTTACAAAAGTATAGATTCTGCAACGTAAGGAGACGTGATGATCGTGTTACCAAATGGCTACTGCGGTTTTATTATACAAATAATATTGGCGATGTTTGGTTTAAAGCACTTATTGCTCGTATATTTAATTGGCCACCCACTCTTGAATATCTAATGAAGAATGATTTAATCCCGCATCGGGTTGAAGAGTTAGAAACTGAACGTATGATTGAAGCATTACAAGTTTTAGAGTTTCAAAAAGAAAAAATATTTAATGCTGCTTATGTAGTTTACCCAACGCATAAAAGAGGATCTAAGTGTCACAATATTGTACGCCATATAATTGCTCCTACGATCGAAATCGCTGATAATGTGCGTGGGGCAATAGAATGGGATTCGATTGAAATGACAACCAAAGCACTTTCACAAGGCTATGGGCTGTCAACATTTATGGCAGGGCAAGCAACAGCAGATTTAACTTATATTATGGGCGAATTAATTAACGCACATGATTTATATACTTGGGCTCCAATGGGTCCAGGATCTGTAAAAGGTCTCAACAGATTATATAACAGACCATCAACTCAGAAAATGAGTGAAGAACAGTTTTTAAAAGAATTAAACGCAGCAAGAAAATACATCATAAAAGAAGCAAAAGAGTTCCACGATTTAACATTACACGATGTTCAAAATATATTTTGTGAGTTTAGCAAATATATGAAAGTAGCAGATGGTACGGGATTACCTAAACAAATTTACAAACCAACTAAGGAGTTCTAATGGAAATAACCGCAATAAATGTAAACCAATTATTTCAAGAAGGTTTATGGAAATTTAAAGTTTTTGGGCAAGATACAAAAACACGTAATGGTGATGCGATGATGATTGCTGAACCTGTAACAACTGAGATCTTATTACCGACAGAAAGAGTTTTGTTTTCAAAAGAACGTGATTGTAACCCAATCTTCCATTTAATGGAAAGTATATGGATTCTTGCTGGTCGTCGTGACGTTGCTTTTCTTGAGCAATTTAATTCACGCATGAAACAATATAGTGATGATGGAATATTTTTCAATGCGCCGTATGGTTATCGTATGCGTCATCAGTTTGGTCTTGATCAACTTGAAGCCGTAATTATGCACCTTGAATTAAATCCTGACTCCCGCCAAGCAGTCATTCAACTTTGGGATTCACAAGATTTATTGCGAGATACTTTAGACAGAGCTTGTAATACGCAGATGGTGTTTCAAGTAAGACACGGCAGACTTAATTTGACTGTGTTTAATCGGTCTAATGACTTTTGGTATGGATATATCGGAGCTAACATTGTTCATTTTACAATGATACAAGAGTTTGTCGCAATTGCTTTAGGTCTAGGTGTAGGTGTGTATAGAACTATTAGTACGAACTTGCATGTTTATAAAGATTTGTATGACGTATCAAAACATATTAACAGCCCACCACCAGCAGAAGACTACGATTATTATTCTGCTAAGTTGGTGCGCCCACGCAATTTATATGAAGGGTCGTGGAAAACATTTTTAACGGAATGCGAACTATTTTGTAATGAACCGATGAATCCATTAGATATGAAATATGAACACAGCTTTTTTCCTGAGGTAGCAATTCCGATGGCAAAGATAGCATTTAAGCGCAAACATAAAATAAGCGACGGTAAAGAGCATTTACGAGAAATTGATGCGATTGATTGGCGGATGGCGGTGAAAGAATTTATTGACAGGAGGGAACATGGCAGCAAATGATAAACAAGTAGCAGGGACGCATTACAAATCCAATATACAACATTGGGATTATGTTTTAGCAAACGACCTTGATTATTTTCAAGCACAAATAACGAAGTATGTAACTAGATGGAGAAAGAAAAATGGAGTTACAGATTTGGAAAAGGCTGCGCATTTTCTTGAAAAGTATATTGAAGTCGAGCGGAAGAAAGAAGATGAAAAATGTTCTGAGCCGACTGGGCATTATGTAAATCAAGACAGATGAAAACAATAATTTTCGATACTGAAGTCTATAAGAACGTGTTCTTGTTGTGCGGACTCGTTCTTGAAGACAATAAATATTTTGCTATTTGGGGAGGGGACAATGTTGCCAAAGAAAACATTCGTAGTTTGTTTGATTCTTCTAATTGTTTTGTCAGTTTCAACGGTATTAAATATGATATGCCAATTATTGGTTACTATCTAGCAGGTAAAACAACTGAAGAGTTAAAAGATTTGGGTGATGAAATTATTCAAGACAACCTCATGCCGTGGGAAGCTGAACGTAAGTATGGGTTCCGTATACCAAAAATTAATCATATCGATTTAATAGAAGTTGCTCCCTCTTTCGTTAGTTTAAAAACCTACGGTGCGAGGATGAATATGCCTACGGTTCAGGATCTTCCGTATCACCACACATCCATTATAACTGATGCTCAAAAACCTTTATTACAAGAATATTGTTTTAACGATGTGAAGACAACTGCGGAATTATATAAACGTCTTGAAGGGCAAATAAAGCTGAGAGTTGAAATAAGCAAAG